CTCCATCGTCAACAGTAGTGCTGCTCATCATTGTCGTTGTTACGTTTGAGTCATAATCGTCCCAGTCTTGGGCAGAGCCAAAACTGCTGCCATCCCAAGCAGCAAATGTTTCGTCCTCCGATCCAAGAGCAAATACCCAGTGGCGATCAAGATCGAAATCGTAGGCATTACCTCGTTTGCGAACGTTATCCAGAAGACTGCTGAATCCAAGCGTACTGGTGTTGTCAGCATTGACTCGATATACGTCATCCTGGCTCCCAGATTCGAAAAAAGTAATAATCCACTGCGTACCATCCCAGGAAGCGCCTTGTGCATTGCCACCGCCGATTGAACGACTAGACCCAAACGTATCAGTGCTTTTGTTATATAAAGCTGCGTTTCCATCAGCATCACAAAGTAAAACGTGAGTACCGTTGTCAGCACAACCTAAAATGTTTGTGCTTAACGGACTATCTGTTGTCGATGTTAGGCTCCAGCTGCCTCCACTGTACGTGTATTTTCTAAGGTCATCACCAACAACAATCCAGACATAATTTTCATAGTTAAAATTGGAGTCGCGACCAAAACAGCCAGCGCGAGACGTGACACTTGCAACCGTACTGCTATCGCCAAAAGCACTGAAGTTGAAAACATCTTCAAGCGCATTTGTAAGGCCAGCTTGTGTAGCAAACAGTAGTTGTTGAATTGACATCAGCTCAGCCCCGCTCCACCTGCAACAAAGACATTAGAAGCAACGCATAAAACCGTGCAAAGCCCATATCCTGAGAGCGTTTTGTTTCCTGCAGTCGAAGCCCCAGCAATCCGTAAAGTGACGCTTAAACCCTGCGTGATCGTCTGAGCTGAACCGCTGTCGTTGTAGATGCTGATGACATCTCCAGCGGAAAAGACTCCTGACGGCACCGTAACACCGCCTGTCGTGATGCAGACAACTTTGCCAAGATCTGACGCCACTAAGGTGTAAGCCGCTGTTTGGCTGTTTTTCGGGATGCTTCGTACGTCCGCACCATCAACAGTTAAATCGTTGGTGACTGTCAGATCGTTTGCGATCGTAATGTCGTTAGCAAGCTTGTCACCAGTTACAGCATCGTCGGCAATTTCGCTTGTTCCGATCGTTCCAGATGCTGCAGCCGTAATGCGACCCTGCGCATCAACCGTAATGTCTGCTGCGGTGTAACTTCCGGCGGTAACGGCAGTGTCATCAAGATTAACCGTAATCGTCCCGCTACCCGTAATCGGACCACCCGTCGATGAAAGACCAGTACCGCCCGCAACATCGACACTAGTAACCGTTCCACTGCCACCGCTAGCCGCAATCTCAATGCTGCCTGCGCCATTGGTAATAGTGATGTTTGAGCCTGCAGTCAGCGTGGCTTTGCTCAGTGTGTTTCCGGTAGTGTTGCCAATCAGCAGCTGGCCGTTGGTGTAACTCGTCTGACCCGTTCCACCATCAGCAACATCAAGTGTTCCGGTGATCGCAGACGCTCCAAGGTCAACTGCAAGTTCAGTCGATTCAATGACCAGGCCGCCATTGGCCTTAAGGTCAACACCTACCTCAAAGCCACTTACGTCGATTCCATCGCCAGCCGTTGGAGGGTTGCTAGTAGCTGCAATCGTTATCGAACCACTGCCCTCCGTGATCGTGACATTGCTGCCAGCTGTCAGAGTCGAAAGCGTGTATCCAGTTCCATTGCCGATCGCTAGTTGGCCGTTTGTCGGCGTAGCAGTAAGGCCAGTCCCGCCATACGCCACCCCAATCTCTGTGCCGTTCCAAGTGCCGGTCGCAATCGTGCCAACACTCGTCAGGCTGGAAGCGACAACAGCGGAACCAAGGCTGGTTGCGTCAAGAACTTTTGTTCCTGCGATCTGAAATTCTTTGCCACTGGTAATGTTGACATGCTCTGAAAAGTCCCAGCTATCAGTGCTGTCAGTCCAGATAATTGTGTGATCAGTAGTTCCTTTAAGCGTGATGCCGCCGCCATCAGCAGTTACATCAGTTGGCGTAGCGACAGTGCCAAGTTCAATGTTCTTGTCATCAACCTGCAGCGTTGTGCTGTTGATCGTTGTTGTCGTGCCGTTGACTGTCAGGTCATTTGTGACCGTTAGATCATTCGCAATGGTGATGTCGTTTGCGAGCTGGTCGCCCGTGATCGCATCGTTGGAAATATCTGCTGTCGCTAGCGGATAGGCGCTGAGTTGTGTTCCGGGGATATATGCAAGAGAAGCCCAAGCCGTCGAGCCGTCTCCGATCTTGATCTTCCCTGTGTCTGACTCAATCCCAAGCTCACCCGCTAGTAATGTTGTACCAGCTGATGTCCAGTTGGCAGCGGTGTCATAACGCTGGCGCTGCAGTGCAGAGAGAATAATGCTCATTGTGCGCCTAAGCCTCCGAAAATGTAGTCACGCGCTGGGGTAGCAGCGGCCAGTCCACCGTTCAAAATATAAGTGCGGGCCGGAGTAGCCGCTGCCAAGCCAGCATTGTAAATCAAGTCACCAACGTCAATCGGGATGGTTTCAAGCCCTACTTGAACATCGAAACGGTCATAAGAAACATCGGTGATCGTTGGCGGGCTGGTGTATCGCCAGACAAAATCACCTTGCAGCGCAACAGGCGGTGTCACATAATCGCCCCAAACCTCTGCTGACAAGAAAAAAACATCAAACGTGCCGTCGCGGTCGTAATAATGGTTCTTAATCAGAAGCATGTCTGCTTCAGTTAAGTGATTGTATGAAAGTTCAAGCTGTTGTGAAATCCGACGGTTTCCGCGCCTGAATCCAGACTGTGAGCCAGCCGTTGACTGCTTCAACTCGTAAGGAACACTGCCCGGCGTATAAGTGCGCGTTGCAGGCGCAAGGGCCGGGAATGTGCTCATTTCACTTCACCACGCTCACCAATTCTACTTCTAGATCAAAACGCCCAGGGGCAGCAGCCGGGGAAACACTGAACGCCCCTGCATAACGCCAGTCAAAGGTAGAGGCAGAGACCGGCACTGTCGTATAGCCAGACCAAACGCTTGACGGCAGGTCAAAAGCGATCAGATCCCCCTCTTGTCCTTTGTAGTGGTCATAGATGAGGTTCAGGTCAGATTCTGTGATCGCATTAAACGTAAGAGACAGAACCTGATCTAAATGATTTGAGCCATACCGAAAACGCACATTTGCACCGCTAGTCGCTTTGTGAACTGCCTGCGGTGTGTCACCAAGAGAAAGGCTTCTAGCGTTTGGTGTTAATGCCGGGAAAGTAGCCATCAGCTTGCTGTCTGCTTGAACGTGCCGTTGATGACTTCATTGCTGATCGTAGCGATGCTTGAAGCATTTAACGGAAAGTGCATCGCCTCAAATAATGTCGTTCCATCGGTACTGTGGCTGACCAAGGTAATCTGGTAATGATCGGTTTCTGTTCGATCGTCTCCTATGTTATTTGTGCGCTGACGTTGGACTTTTATGATGTCAGTGGCCTTGAGGCCGTTCGTGTCAAGCGCAGTTTCAAACTGAATGGTATGAGTTGAGTGCTTTCGCCTTGCTAGCTCGTATTTGGCAAATCTTGTGGCGTGTGATTTGGTGGCGCAGAACTCGCTCATATCAAAGTTTACAACTGGAGCGTCATCAGCAGTTCCGCTGAAGCGCACCATTACGCCGACCGGAGAAGCGATGAACTTAGGGGTTACATTCCTGTAAGTAACATTGATGATTAGGTCTCTGCGCTCTTCTGCAGGCGTATAGTTTTTTGTATATGTACCGGCCAAAATATCCGTCTCATCAAATGTTGCAGATGGCGTCAATGCCGTCACATCAACTGCATTGCTTCCATTGACAGGCAACAACGGACTGAACTCATAGCGTCCACCGTTACTTAAAAACGCAAGCAAGAAAAACGGGCTGATTTCTGAGATATATTCAATCAAGTTGTAGGGCTGATCCAGAACCCCGTTAAAAAACATATTATATGTGGAACAGAATGTACCGATTGCCTGTATGTTTGACAGCTTAACGGGCTGCGCCAGCTCAGCTATGCTATCGCTTGACCGCTTAATCATGCTGAAAAGGTGCAAGGCAAGATCTACAAACTGATTGGAAGATCCTGTCGTGTAACTGCCACCGCTTAAGCCTGCGCTGTACTTTGTAACCAATACGCCCTCATCGTAATAGACATAAACTTGCCTCAAGTCGGCAGGTACTGCCCCCCCTGGGAAGTCTTGAAACGCGTTGCTTGTAATCTGCAGCAGCGTTATATCAGCAAAAGAAGAAAAGTCGTCTGTTGACGGATAGGCACTTGGATCGCGGCGAGTGCTGAAAAAGTATTGAGTTTGAATGCCTATTAGCTGACCGCTTTCATCGGCGTCAAAGCTTGTGTTCCTTTGAAGGTTAATACTTTCGCAGCCTGTTTGAAAGGTGTAACCCTCACCTTGTGCGCCTACTGATGAAAAAGGCACTGAAGTTACTTCGACTAAATAATCTCTGTCTAAGTTCCCATCATTATCAAGAGCATATATTCCTTCTGCGATCGTGCCGTTTGTCAAGCCACCTAAAACCTGAAAAGGCGGGTTCGGGTTAAACCGCCGGTTTCTTTCATCTTCAGTAATTACACCGCCAGTGAAAAAAGCTGCTGCATATGCAGCGGTCAAATCATTACCTGTTTCGTTGTCAAACAACTTGGTCAAGCTGCCTCCATTAATGTATGTTGTGTTGTCGCAATCTCCAACAGCTCTCGTTATCTCTTTGTAATTGTAAAAGTCCCCGACTTTTCGGAAGTCTCTACGATTTGAACGTTGGTTGACAGAAGCCTTCTGAACGGGGTCGAAATAAGTGAAATTTTCAACGCCGCAATAAAGCATTCCAGTCGCGCCATCGTCTGGAAAGGGGCAACTGTTTGATGCGCTCGCATAAGTTGCGGCGCTAACAAAGCGATGATCCGCGCTGACTGTTACAGCTTGATCTGAAGCCAAAAAGGCTAAACACTTAAGCCCAATAAATATTCGATTTGTTGATGGTGTGCTGACCATCGTGCCCTGGCAGATAGGGAAAGCCTGCGAACTGTTAAGGTCACGGACCCCGGCCTTGATCAAAGATGGCTGTATCCAGACTCCACCAATGCTGCTAGCACGTTTACAAAATACAAGCGGAATAACATCGCCTGCGCTTGCGATTTTTTGTTCCTTGTCAGCGTTGCCGTAGGGTTGCTTTTTGTTTCCTGGCGAGCTGTTGAACTCAAGAGCGCCTACAGCAGGGGGGCGCTTCCCTTTTTGATATGGGCTGAATTTTGGCATCAGCGTTCCTCCTCGCAAGATTCCACAGCCAAATGAAAGAGATGATGATGAACCACTAGGCAACCGCCAGAAACCCCTGTTATCTCTCTGACTTGTGTGCCATCGGTCCTGAACCAACGCAAAACAGAATCACTGCAATACTTCCAAACAACGTCTTGATAAACGCTGCCATCGGCACAAGTCACTTCAAACTCAGCGCCAAGCAAAAACTCTTCAGGGCCAAGGTAAGTCATTGTCCTAGGAACCTCCCCATCATGTCTTCCGTCACCAAACGAGTCGGCACTTGTGGATTCAGTTTATTAATTGCAGGGTTCACAGTCCAACTAACTGTTTCATCCGTCAGGGAAGCTTCCTCAATGCTGCCAATATATCGGCTGATTTGCTGCGCACTGCCTGTGTGAAAGCTGTCGTTTCCTGCGTTTTGTATGTAGAGAGACGCTACAACTAGATTATCCGCCGCGATGGCCGTGTTGGTGATGTCAACGATTTGAGCTGTTGCCGCTAGCTTCACCGTTAAATCGCCAATAGCTGAGGCCGTCGTTGATCCAAAGCCATCGCAGTCGAAAGCAAGGTACAGATAGTCGCCGTCTGATTCGCTGTCAGTGCTGAGCTGTTGCTTGACTTGATAAAAGTTCTGCCATTGGTTTGTCGGCGTCCGCTTCCCCGTGCCGCTGTTAAAAACGCTAGTGCGATCAGCGTAATACTCAAGAAAAGTCATGATGTCGTAATTAGCCATCAGGACAGACCCAACCCACCGCGAACGCCAATATCACGCCTCATAAGTTGCAAGGTCTGCTGAACACCAGTTTTAACGGCTTTTGTCATCTCTTGTGTAGTGACATAGTTTGCGCCATCCATTTGGGTGACTGGCCCGGTTTGAATGCTCACGTTAGGCGTTGCGTAACCGCCTTCTGCGAAGCCTGGAATGGCTCCCAGTCCACGCTGCCCAGAAAGGTAGTTAGCGGCAAACCCAGCGGCCTTGCTTTGGGGAATGATGTACTCAGGCTCACCGCCTTCACCCACCAGTCCGAGCGTTGGGCCATTAACAACACCACCGCGAGCAAATTTCTTAAAGCCGCCCTTCCAATAGGCACCCTGCGCCGCTGTTTGGGTATCGCTGCCGCCGCTGCTACTGCCGCCTGAGCTTTTCTTCCTGTTCGCTCTGTTTAGCCTTTCTTGCGCTGATGCTGCTCTGTTGATTTGGTCTGCTGCTGAACTGGCATTCTGAGCGACCCGAATAAACATGTGCGCAGAATGGTCTGCGTTTTGTCCGACACGGCGTGTTGCGCCTTCAAGATCTATGGATTTCATGGCGCTTTCACCAATCCTGCCGGTTAAGGCGTTTGCCTTTTTCTCGCTCATGCCAATCTCATCGCTTATGAGTTTTTGCTTGAGATTCTGCTCCGCAGTCATGCGTGCTGATTGAAGCTGTGCTTCAGCCGCTTGTTTTTGATGCCCTGCAATTTTACCTTGCGCTCTAATTTGTCCGTCCAGAAGTTTAATGTTGTCTCGCTGAACTGCTACCGCCTGGCTTGTTTTTTCAAGGATTAAAGCTGCTTTTTCTGCACTGTCCGCTTCCGCTGCAGCCAGCTCACCCTTCGCCTGAATCATTCTTGCTTCAAGCTCAGCCGCCTCCCTGCGGAACTGAAGCCTTTGCTGTTCAGCTTGGATGCTAAGCAGAGTTTGCTGGTATGCAATTTCTGCGCCTCGCATTTCATTTTGGAAAATCTGCTGCGCAATCCGCAGGCGTTCTCCAGCCGTATTTGCATTCTCGTATGCAATCTGCAAGCCCTGTTGCTGCATTTTATTGATCGCACTTTCTGCGTTCAACCTTGCATCAGTAATTTTTACTGAATTGTTATAGGCTTGCTCTTGTGCCTTGACTGCATTCGCTTCCTTTTCAACCAAGTCAACGCCGGTTTTGAGGCTTTCAATCTTTCGCTTTTGTGCTTCTGCCGCTGCATCAATGGCAGGCGGTATATCGTCAAATTTAGTCTTCACATTATTAGCTTGGCTCGCAAATTCATTCATCAAAGGTTTTGTCAATCCCAGCGCTTCCGCCACTTTCATGATGCCTTTAACCAT